ATATTATTTATTTTAAATGCGTTTTTATTTAATAACAATGATATCCCTCCTATCTATTAAATGCAAAATCATTTTCTACATTTATTCTTTTTATTTCTCTAGCTACTACTCTGTTGCCAATTTGTACTGGTATTGTAGCATTTATATTTATGTACTTACCAATAGTTGAGCCAAGTTGTTCTAATAATTGAGTATCAGATAATGGTAAATATGCTTCTGGTCCAGCTTCACCATAATAAGCAGTACCACTAGGTGTAAGCACTCCTTTTCCTGGTGCATTAACTATTGTTCCTTTTGCTAGTCTTGGTAATTTAAAAGTTGATAATTTTCCTAAATTTATTCCAGGTATTTTATTAATAACACCAATCAATGAATTTATTTGTCTTATTGGGAAGTTTAATATATTTTCTATTGCTTTAAGAACACCATTTACAACTGCTTTAAATGCAGAACCTATAACATCACCAGCTTTAGTGCCTAAACTTCTAAAGAAACCAGTTATAGTACTTATTATGCTTGCAAAAAATACTGGTATGTTTTTGAAAAAGTTTTTAATTTTTTCCCATGCAAGTGTAAAGCCACCTACTATTCCACCCCATAGTCCATCAAAAAAACCTTTAACTGGTTTTATAATATGGTCATATATCCAAGAACCAACTTTCCCAAGTATTTCTTTAACTTTGTCCCAGTTCTTTATAACATAAGCTACAATTGCAACACCGAGTGCAATAAGTGCTACTACCCAAGCCCCCATTAATAATGCTATTCCAGCAACTACCATTGCAACACCTTGCAATATAGTTAAAAAGTTTTCCCAACTAGGGTCCTTAATGAAATCTATTACACCTTTTATTGCAAGTGCTATTCCTGATATAATAAGGGCTAGGCCAAGAACTAATTGCCATAAAGGAAGTCCACTAAATAGTCCTAGTGTTTTTAATAAATTAGCTAATTTTAAACCTGCTAATATAACACCAATAGTTCCTAAAACAGTAGCTATTTCTTCACCATGTTCTGCTATCCATTTTAACCATTCTGGTATTTCTACTTCTTCTAAATTAAATGGATTTGTTGCAGTGGCTGTTCCAACACCACCACCAGATGATGATGCACTAGTATCTTGTAACACATTCATTTCATCAAAACCTGCAAGTTGTTTTTTCATATCTTTTGCTGATTTTGCAGCAGACCCCATATTACTAGCCATATTTTTACTAGCTAATTCTGAAGCTCTTGCAAATAAATCTAAATTAAACCATGCTTTTGTTAAATAGTTTAGATAATTCAATAATGTTACAATTAAACTTACTATTCTATTTACTGCAGGTTCTAATGCAGCAGCTATTACTAATTTAATACTCGATAAAGTATTTGCTAAATCTTGGCTATATTGTGATAGAGTACTCATTGCTTGTCTTATTATCATGTAAGCACTTCCTACTCCCATAATAGAAACTGCCCACCTACCAACATTCTTAACAATATCTCTTATCCCAGATTTAATACCCCCTATTTCTTTAGCCACTTGGTCAATTCTTGATTGTTTTTCTTTAGCTCTAATTTCTTCAACTTTATCTAGTATTTTTTGATATTGTTCTTGTTGGTCAGCAAGTGATGAATTTTGACTTGTTATATTATCTTTTGCTTTTTCTATTTTTTTTGCTATATTTTCCCACTCTTTGTCTGTACTTTCTAATATCTTTTCTGTGTTTAAAAGTGAATAAGACATAAGCTCACTATTTTCTTTTGAAGTTCTTTCATCTGGTGTTTTGTTTTCTAGTTCTTGTACTCTGCCTTGTATAGCAATTACTTCTTCATATTTTTTTACAATTTCATCTCTTTGTTTTTCTAATTCTTCTAATTCTTTTTTTGCTTGTTCAATACCTTTTGTTTTTATTTCAATCTCAGTTTTTTTCTTTTCTGCTTTCTTTTCTAAATCACTTATACCTTTTTCAAAACCACTAGTATCAAATTTTGTTCCTATAATAACAACACCATTTGTTCTTGCCAAAAAAACCACTTCCTTTCTATAACCCAAGCAATTTATTTAAGTTTTCCATACTCTTTTCTTGTTCTTTGCTTAGATTATTTTCTTTTTTATTTTTTTTCAAAGCAAATCTTTTTTTAGCTTTTTCTATTTTTTCTCTTTCTTTTTTATCTTTAATATTTTTTGTATCATAATTTCTCAAATTTCTTACTCTGTTTAAAGCGCAACAATTACCAAGTTCACTATTAGAAAGACCATTCATAAGGTCATTAAATTTCCACCAATGAATTTTTTCTTTATCAATATCTAGCCCACTATAATCACTATACATAGAAGCCCATATCAAATTATAATCTTCAATATAATCCATGTCTGGTTCTTCATTATTATTTTCTGGCTCTTTTCCACATAACAAAAATGTTTTTGCATGGTCTATTAGTCTAAGATGATTTTCTGTATCATTTAAACCTTCTTCACCAAATAATAAATATATAATAGCTAATGCTCTTTCATAATCACCAATAGTTTTATCTTCAGCTATTCTATTACATTCTATTGCTACTTTAAAGTCTGTATTTATTTTATATTCTTTTCCATTTACTTTTGCATATTCTGGGCAAGTCATTATTCTAGCACTTCTTTGTTTCTAGCTGCAGCTTCACTATATTTTTTCTTTACTTTATCAGTTATTCTTGTCATACTTAAATCTAAATGTGGAACAATTTGTTTTTCTATTAAATTATCTATTTCTTGCAAACTAGTCCATCCTAATTTTCTACCATTTAATAATTTTTCAACACCTCGTTCACCAAGGAACATATTATATATTGCTACTTCTTTTTTGAAAAAATCATTTAATGCTCTAATTTTATCTTCTTCATTTTTAGTTAAAAGTTTTTTGCCTTTTACATCTTCCCTTTTATCTATTATAAGCATTTGGTTTCTTAACCATTCTTTATTTTTTTTATCTTTTTCTAAAAGTTCTTGGTATCTTAATGGCAATTCTATATCCTCTAAATCAAATTCTAAGACTTCCCCAGTATCTATTCCATCTTCTGTCTTAATTCCCAAGCGTAAGACATCGCTTCTATTAAGTTGAATATAATTGTCTTTCATTATTATTCACATCTCGCTTTCTAATATTTAAAAAAGAGCTAGGCGATTATTCGCCTCGCCCTTATAGGTCATTATAAACTTGTATTTGGTGTAAATGTAGGTACTCCGTTTTCGTTTATTGTTACTGTTCCTTCTACTGGGTCGCCATCATAATACAAATCAAATTCGATTACGGCATCTTCATTCATGAATTGAGTAACTGTTACTACACCATCACTTCTTTTAGCTGGATAAGTTGCACTAGTTCCTTCACCAGTTCCATTCCATCTATCAACATCAAGTATATGTGTTCTATAATTTAATACATCGCGACCTGCTTGGACAAATTCAAAACATGGGTCATTAATATAAATTTTTTGAGATACACTTCCTTGTTTTTGATTACTAGTATGTATAGTTCTTGCATTCTTTTCGATTATCCACTTTTCTGTATCGACTTGGGGGTTGAAACTTATTCCATAATCCGTGATGCCGATACCCAATACTGCCCAAGTTTCAGAAGCAGCAGTTGGTGTTGTATCTAAAAAAGTTAAAAATTGGTCTCTGTCCATTTTTTTAATATTTTCAGGTATCATAAATTCCCTCCTTTTATTTTCTATAAGTTATTTGTATTTGAATATCAAATTCAGCTGTATTTCCATTATCATTTCTTGACATACTACCACAATTTAAACATTCAATTTGTTCAATTTTATCTATACTAGGTAAAACACCTTTTTCATTATTAGATTTGATTATATTTTCAAATTGTTCAAAAAAGCCAATATTTTCTAAGTTGTTTATAGTATCTTCTGAATAAGGTACCCTACTTCTAAATGAGTAAACATCTTTATGTATTTCAATACCAGTTATCCATCTTTCAACAACACTATCTGTAGGTATTTTATCAAGACTATAGTTATTAATATCATTTGACAACATATTAGCATTTATTTGATAATCTCTATTTGTTGTAAGAGTATTTATTATTCCAAATAGATATTCTCTTAACTTTGATATTCTTAAATCTTCAGCATTCATTCTTTACCTCCGTTGTTTATATAATTCTGGACTTCTTTCACTAAATCATCCATTTCTGCACTTACCATTCTTTTATCCCAATGTGGCCCTGCATATTCATGACCAGCAGATTGTTTATATTTTAATTCTCTACCAGTATCATGCTTTTGCTTTTTCTTAGGAGACCTAAAATATACATTGCCACCTTCATCAATAAAAGGAATATTTGGCCCATAAACTTTTCCCTCATACATATAATGTGCATATTCAGCATTATAAATTACTTCTTCATTTCCTATTTGCCTTGTAGTATAAGCTAAGTTCCCACCACTATATGGAACATACTTATCCATATAATCAGCAGCTCTTTTCGTAAAATATTTTCTAACTGGTCCATTCGGTTGAATGCCTAGCTTTGCTTCTATTACACTAGTTGGTTCTAAATTAAGTTTTAAAGACATTATTTTCCACCAATATGTATATGCTTATTATTACCAAAATTATTATCATTAATGCTTGTTATATTATAAATTAAATAGTTAGTTAAATCTTGTTGCCTAGTTATATCTATAGTCAATGTGCCTTGCACTAAAATATCTCCAATTTTAAAATTATTTATATCTAAGTTATTATTTTTATCATAAGGTATTCTTATTTGGACATCATTAGCTTCATCATAACCAGAGTTTATTCCTGCACCTTTTCCGCCAAAAAACCATACATATTCATAGTTATATCTAGTCCACACTTCTAGTTTTGTACTCGGATTAAAACCTTTGTGATAGACTGTTAAGCTACTATTACATATCATTTTAAAACCCCATTATAAATTATATGTTCATTATTTACTATAACTCCATATAAC